TTGTGAGATTTCTTATTCTCTCCCTTAACTCTTCCGGGCTTTTGCCTTCTACTAAAATCCCAAGTTCGACGTCTCGCGGCTGGATGTCCATATATTGAAACATGCTCCCCGGCCGCATTGGAACACGATGTTCCACCAAGTTTACCGGCGGTGCTTGTGCGCCGGTCCGGTGGTACATCAAGTGATAACCGGTTGAACCGTCAAAACGGATCAATTCCGTGCCTGGCGTCTCCGCAATGGATTCAACGTCCCAAGTTACTTCAAGATCATCTATATAGACGGCATCGGTTTCACCTTCATCCCTTAGCCCGTCCTTGTCATACTCAAAGGTTATGGTGCATTGTCCCCGTTGACTCGTCTCGATCTCACCCAATGTCCACTGAAAATATGTCCCATTGGTGATATAGTTGTGGACCAGCGATCCATTAAAGTAAACCTTTAAACCATCAAAATTTTGCTCGCAATCTTGGTAATACCAATATTTGATCCTAACATTCCTGGCGTAAGAAGGAATGGTAAAGATGAAGTCAATCCGGGCGTATTGATGGCTCCCGGCCACACTCGTAATCGGCCCGCTCCGGATTGAATATGTCCCGGAGTAGGCCCGGTAATCCGTCTGAGCCCATCCGTCATTTGTTCCGGACATCATCGACGGGTTCCGGATCGTGAAGTTCGAGCCGGGGAATGTTTCGAAAGAGTCTTGTATTACCCATGATTCCGTAACGTCGAACCTTATTTCCGGACGCGTTCCGTACCACATGTATTTAATTCTGCTCAACTTAACCACTCCTTACGCCGTAGCGCGTTAATTACGCTTTGGCCGGTCAGATCCGGGCCATAGTTGTAGATGGTTATATTGTTTACTCGGTCACTTGACGAGCTGATTACTGGGCCCGATCCCTGCTGAGGCATTGAAGCGGTTGCGAGCTGATCAGATACTCGCTGGATATTCCTGATTGCTGACTCCAGACCAAGAACAAACCCTTGGCCAGTGTCTTTACCTAACTCCATCATCACTCGGGAAGGGGAATGGATCCCAAGAGCACTTTTGATGCGGCTTTTGATGCCGTCTGCAATCTCTTGGGCTTTCTGCAGCGCTCTATCTTTCAAACTGCTTATCCCATTGATTAAACCTTGGATGATGTCTTTTCCGATCTGATACAGGTTGATCCCCTTCAAAAAGCTCACGATGGAATTCCAAATATCAGTGACTTTCTTCTTAGCGCTGTCCATCTTGTCTTGGACTGTTTTCTTCATCGATTCCCATTTTTCACTTGCTTGAGTTTTGATGTTTTCCCATGTTTGAACTAACCAATTCTTAATTGCGCCCCAAATCTCAATGGCTTTTGCCTTGATCGTGTCCCAGTTTTGCCAAACTAAAATACCTATTGTGATTAAAGAAGCCAGTACACCTATAGCGATTAAGACTGTTGAAGATGCAACCCCAAATGCACCAGCCAGCAAACCTATTGTTGCTGTGATTCCGCTGATGATAGGCTCTAAGACTGTTAGTACACCCAATAAGGTCCCTACTACCCCAACGATAGTCATGATCGTTGCCGCAAGTTGAGGATTGTTTTGGATAAAATCAGCAATTTTCATCACGATGTTTGAAATCTGATCTAAAAGAGGGGAAAGGGCAGTCTGTAGTTCCTGTAATGCTTGCTTGAACTTCACCACCGGATCGTTGTCTAGCTGTTGGATAGATTCATTTAACTGCTCTTGGTTTGCCTTCCAATCAACTACTTGGTTTTTTGCACCAAGGATTGTGTCAGTGATGGCCGTTCCTTGGTCTTCCCACATTGTCAATTTGTTATCGCAAAGGCTTTTTATCCTCTGCTTCCGGAGGTTTCCCTCATACCCTTTCACGGGATACGGCTGGTCAATTCCAACCCGGTTCGGCGTACATTTTCAACCAACGTTCGTTGGTTGCCGGACACTCTTGGGCGGATTATTGCTCCCATCTAACGCTCACCGCCTACGCTCTACGGTGCGGGGTGGTGTTCCCCGTTACCTCGGTGTTGGCATATGAATCAATTTCACGCCGATTCACTTAGCTTCCACCGATTTTGCCCGGTTTTATTTCGGCACAACTTCCGTTTACCGAAAATAGCTACACCAAGAGTGTTTCTTTTTGTTTCGTTGTCTACGTTGTTCAATGCTTGGGCAACCTGAACCATTGCTTGTTTTCCGGTTTCACCACCTTGGGCAACCGCTTGCCCCCACTGCTGCAATTGCTTCGCCGAAATATTCGTTCCCTCCAGAAGCTCCTTAACGGCTTTCGGTACTTCCTCGCCAAACTCAGCGAGCCTGATTCTTCCTTCTTTCAAACCATCAAGCAAGTTGTCTATGTTCCAGGTTCCAGTGTCAATGCCCGCAGCGAAAATCGCTTGGATCTCCTCTGCTTCATATCCTGCCATCCTCAATTGCAAGCCATATTCACTGATGATGTCCAATTGCTCAGGGGGGAAACCCATTTTTAAAAGCGCGTTCACTAATCCAAGTGCTTCATCATTACTGATTTCTAACGACTTTGATACTTCGTTGGTTTCCTGAATTAATTCCGTGAAATCAATGCCGGCATATGCTCTAGTGATCGCCGCCGCCCCTTTAACAATCCGGGCGTTGGCTTCATCAGAAGCGTTGGCATTAAGGGCCCATTGGCGGCGGACGCCTTCAAGCGCTGCTTCCTGGTCCCCAATGTAGCTTGTTACTGTTTTTACTGCGCTTTTAACAGACTCGACAGATTCAGCCGGCACATCCATGGATATTTCAATGCTTGTATTTAACGATGATAAATCCAACGCCGCTGCTACAGCACCCGCCGCGCTTGCAGCGCCAACAGTCTCGAGCTGGTTTCTTAATTCCCCTGCAGCTTCTTTTGCTTTGTCAAGACTCTCGGCAACTCGGTCCGCATCTCTTCTAGTGTTCTTCAGGGCTTTAGTTTCATTAACAGATTCCAGCTCCCGCTTAAATTTGCTTAATTGGGCTTCGGTGAACTGGATCTCACGCCGAAAAGCGCGGTATTGATCCGCCCCGATCTCACCACGCTGGAATTGTTGTTCAACCTGTGCCTGAGCTGCTTTGAGACGGTTTAATCGCTCTGTTGTGTTTTCTATTTGCTTAGCTAAAATTTGTTGTTTTTGTGCCAGGGCTTCAACATTGCCTGGGTCTAGCTTTAAAAGGCGTTCCACATCACGGAGTTCTTTTTGAAGTTCCCGACTTCGTTTATTTACATCCGAAAGTGCTTTGTCCAGCCCTTTTGTTTCTCCATCCAGCTCAATGGTAATCCCTTTGATTCGTTGGGCCATCAACTCACCTCCTTAAAAGGCATCAAAATCCGCTTGTGTCGCTCGTTTCACTGACTGTTTATGTTTCTTCGGGTTGTTCATCTCGACATACTCTTCGATATAGTCCAAACACATTGTGATTGTCATTTCTTCCAGATCAGCCCGATTCAGACCGCAGTGTTTGCATATAAGGAGAAAACTCTCTGTCTTTATCGGCTCTTTTGATGCTGGTGGCGAGTCTTTTTTTTAGTCCCCATTACTCCTTCTAAAAGCTCAAACAAGTCAGGTAAGACGTCTTCCAATGAAAACATATCAAATTGATCAAACCAAGTTTCAGGATCTGGGATAGACTTATCCGCATTCTTAGCCATGGTCCATATCAAGTTGTAAAAAACTTCAAAGTCTACATGATCGATATATTTCAATGCATCTTGATCAACTTCGTCTTTATCTAGATCCAAATCTTTTAGCGGGAACAACTTAAGAAGTTTTAAGATGTCACTGAAAAAGTCGCGCCCAAATTGTGACTTATAGCGAATAGGAAGCGCGGCCGTAGCTTTTAGCCGCACTTCTTTCCCATCAATCGTTACCGTTTTTTCCATTAGCTTTCATCTCCTCCACCACCGCTACCATTTGAACCTTCATAAACCGCATCATACCAAGCATCGTAAACAGCAGCAGGCGTTGTCTCTGTTGTCTTCGTCTTGACTGCGCCATCCGTAGAACGTGGACTGGCGGTGAATGTCAGCTCGTTGGGTTGTACTTCCACCGTGTCCGTCTTTGTTGCACCTGAGATCGTCGGGCGGTTTGCCGCACAGTTGTACAGAACGTGGCGGACCGCTTTTTCGTCTCCGTCGAACTCAAAAAGTAAAGCAAATGGCTTGCCTTTTAAGGTCACTTTTTCTGTTAAAACCATATCTGTTTCATCTTTTTCCTCTCCCAAACAATCCACTGCGAATTGTTCAGGGATAACGGCGATAGAAAGCGTTCCCTCATATCCTTGGTTGTTGCCGGCTGAATAGTAAAGAACATCATCAGCGTAGAATTCCACCATATCCCCGCGAGGCTCAAGGGACAACTCCACTGCTCCAGGGATCGGGACGGGAGTATCATAAGTGATACTCCCGTCTTCCTCTACCGTGAACGTCGCATAATGCACGTTTTTCAGGCCAAACTGCACACGGTTTGCCATTTAAACCACTCCTATTTCGTAAACTTTTTGGAACAAGCGTTCCGATTCAATATAAGTTTCTGTTGTCTGATAAGGGAGATCGTTTTCATCAAGCAAATCCTCAAGCATCGCCTCAGCTTCCAAATCCTTTTTTTCTGTTTGACACTCCACACGGCTGAAGCCGTGGGATTCTTGGGTCGTTAGCGTCCGCAGTCCGTTTCCGTTTTGGACAACGCCCAAGTTCAGGGGTGTGTCATCACCCCGTCCCATGTGGTTAGAGTG